AGTTGTTCAGTGTCCATGTGTTTATATAAAATGATGTGACTTTTTTATTTATTTGAGAAAAGCATTGAAGGTTAAGCGATTTGCTTTCCAATGCTCTTGTATATAGTATGGACTGTGCCATAACTTTCCTTCATACAATACCAAAGTATTATATTCGTGGGGTTCAATATGATAGCGATCCCAATCTTTCAATTTTAACGAAGATGGGTCGAAGTTTACCATCGCTTGAATTTTATTTTGTACTCTTTCAACACGATAATTTCTGTCTGATGCTAAAAATTCTTCATCAGTTTCTTCGTATCTAAAAAACGCTGTGCCGCTATGAGTTCCCTCCGATTCTTCCAAAGTATTTAAACTCATTACACAAGCGTAGTGAGTATCATCGGTGTGTGGTATTAAACTCATCAGGCGACACTTTTCAAATACCTCATACATCTGAAATGTAAATGTACTATAAGCAGGTATTGCCATAAGTGATTTACTGGCACCGAAATAAGTTTTACACAGATAAGAAAATGGTTCGTGTAATTGTTTAGATGGTAATCCAATATTGTGAATGTATCCAGGTAAATTAGTATGCTCCCCCATTAAAGTTGAAACATACTCAGTTGCCAAAGCGTAAGCTCTAATTTCTTCTGGGTTGACAAAGAAATTTTTAACACGTAAAATACGGTTCTTGGATTTGCCAATGTGCTTTTGCTCTACCTCCCAGTTAGAAGGATGATTGACTTTTAAAATATCTGGGTTAATTACTTTCATTTTTTTCTAATACCAAAACGTAGATACCATTCCACCAATGGGTGGGGTTTTCAATAACTGAACTAAGAATTTTTCTTTCGAAATAAACTTTAAAGTCATTATCCTGCACAAATTGAATTGCTGATTCAATGACACCTTCGAAGTTGGCATCATCAATTACAAGAATAAATTTGTCATCAAGGAAAGGAACAATGTGATTTAAATTATTTAACTGGTTTACAAAATCATGATCAGCATCATAGAAGATCACATTTGCTTTTGCTCCCTCAAAATCTTCTTCAGTTAATTCCTGTACGGAAGATTTGATAAAGGTGGCATTGCCATTTTCAAAATTTTCCCAGTTCTTTTGAAACTCTTCAAAAGCATTTCCTACTTCCGCCCAGTTGGCGTGGTCCATCATTGGTTTACATTCTGGGTCAGAAAAATCATCTACACCAAAACAACGAATATTATTATTCATCGTAGCGGCAAAGAATGTACTTCCCATAAGAGTGCCCATCTCAAGGTAAACTGTTGATGGGTCAGAACATAAGTTGTTGAGGAAGTGACGAACTCTATCAGACGTTAACCCTCTAATAGGATATCCATCAGAAACAAAGTTGGATGTTTTTTGAATTGCTTTATCAATAGAATTAATTACTCTATCTACATGTGAATCAACTTTAAACTCTTCTTTGTTCTTTTTCAGATGTGATTCTACAACAGATTCACAATAATTACAATCCCAGCAATCAAATTTACATGATTTAATTTTGTCTCTCCAAACATCAATGGGTCTTTCGCCTACCTTTAAGTCATCCATGTAGACGTTAAACTCTGGGAAAAGAAGTTCTTCATCTCTATGCCAGCGTTCAATAATATCCATCGATTCTTTCAAACGCATGGCATTTTCTCTGCCGTGCATTTTAAAAACATCAATGCCAAGATCAAACATTTCTTCCCAGTCTTTTTTCCAAGGTGGAAGATTAGCTGCTTTGAGAGAAGAAGATGGATCTTGAATATCCCAAAGAGAACATGAATTTGTGCTAATTGGATCCATAAAGAACTGAGGAGTTCTTTGATCTCTAGTATTATTAAAGTGGTAATGCTCGTCCATAATAGAACAACCGCCCCAGCAACCTTCATTAGCAAGCATAGAAAACTTCACTGGTTTGCCAATAGAAGCACAATACTCTTTTGCTTTTTTAAGTTCCAGCAGAGTTTGTTTGTCTCTCATCAAATCTCTATCAAGATTGATGTACTGAAATCCAGCTTTTGCTAAAGATACAACCTCGTTTGATTTGGTAACATTACGAAGAATTGTATTCTTGATGTATAACTCGGGAAACTCTTTTTGAATAGCACCAGATGCCACCCAAATAGTATGAGGAATAGTTGCTATTCTCACACCATTTTCATAGAGTGGTTTGAAATTATGAATGAATAAATCTAAGTTTTCTTGGTCTGGGCGAACATAGATGTTATTAAATGTTGCCGATAAAGGAATACCAGTTTGATTTGAGATGTGAGCAGCATTATAAAACAACTGTCTTATGTCACCATCAAATACATCGCCCATAGCATCCTGTGAAAAAGGAGGCATACGGCAAGTAAAATACAAATCAAAAATATATTCCCTGTATGTCTTTAACCAAGGAATAAAAATATTGTCAACAAAATCCGATTCAAGCTTGGGATTTATTGGTAGAGTGAAGACGGATTTTTTCTCTTGGGACATTATTTTTCACCTCAGGTAATGATTGTTTTTGTGATGTTTCCATTAATACTGGTGGAGTATAATCTATTGACTTAAAGATTTGCTCCACTTGTGGTTGAAGTTGGCGCTGCATTTTCTCGACACCAGCAGTGAGAAGTGATGAGTGATGAACTGCTCCTTGGAGAACTGCTACTTGATCTTCAGGTGACATGTTAATAATAGAATCTAAGTTTCCACTACCAATTCTTCCATAGCAATGAAGGTCAACGGCAGCTTGTTTTGCCATTCTGGTAATCCAATACCTTCTTTCTTCATCCTCATCAGTTGATAGATAAAAATCAATGGATTTATCTGGGTCCATATGATTCCGAATCATATCACAAAATTCGGAAATTTCTCTATCATATGTTTCTCTTTTTTTCTCATAAAGAGAAACATCAAAATTTGTTTTATCAAGTTCAACTTGTAAAAGTTCAATATCTAATTCATCACTGGCATGAATTAGATCACGTTCTATTTTTTTTCTTTGGATAATAGCTTTTTTTAATTTATATTCTAGTTCTACTTTTCCGTGTCTTCTAGCTTGAAGTTCTAGAAGTGCTTGTTGAACTTTTTTATATGGAGTAATTTGTGCTCCCGCTACAAAATATTCATTTTGAAATTTAGATTGTCCATCATTAAGTTGAGTTGAAATTTCAATCAGTTTAGAATCCGAAAGTTCCATAAGCAAGTTCTCCATTAAATCTATAACCATTTTCATCAGCTCTTCCGAGCTTTTCTGCTTGCTTTGCTGGCATACCAACATTTAAATAATCTTCGTAAAGAATATTCATGTCCCACATATTATCACAATTTTTAAATTGAGAACGTATAGCGTGATATTTACCGAGTAAAGAAGCGTACTCTACCAAGTATTTATGATGCTTTTCTAGTACCTTATCTACCAAAATTTCTTTTGGAATGCCTCTGTTTATGGAAAGAATATCAATAAAAGTTGTTTTTGCTTCTGAGTTATTTTTGTATTCTCTGGCTTCTTCTAATTGATAAAACCATGATTCGGATTCTACGTCTCTACAATTTTTGAAATTTTTAAAACGAAGATCAAATTCTTTTTCAATTACTAATATGGCAAGTTTTTTCATAAAAGAAACAGCATTGTTCAGTTTCTTTTGTACCATAGGCAATTTTTTTTTGACCTTTTGAATTTCTCCATTGTCATCCATTTCACTTACATAATCTTTATAATATCCACGAATTTCTCCTTGATATTTTATACCATCAATTAATTCATGTTCTGATAATTCTACGTATCTTTTAAAAGATGCTTTGATAGTTTCAAAAACAAGTTTGTTCATTTTTACTGAACAAATATCAAAAAATTTATATTGAATAGTATATGTTGTTTCATCTTGACGAATATCTTTTAATTCTTCTTCGTCAATCATCATGTAGATATAACCTTCTTTAACTAACTCTTTGTCCTTGATAAATTTTTTAGTTTCTAATTCAAGTGGATGAGTTGGTTCATATTTTGGACGTAAAAATTCCTCATCTTTTATCAGATGCTTAGGAATTTTTTGCTTCCACTGTTGTTTAAATTGTATTTCTTCTACAAAATTTGATGCTTTCATTTGTTTTTGAGAATTTCAATTTCTGCTTTTAGTTCTTTAATTGTTTCTTCCGCATTTAACATTCTTTGGCGAAGTCTTGAAATATCATCTGAAGAAGCATATTTTGCTTCTCTTCTCATTAAATTTGGACCAGATTGAAACCTTGAATTGTCTTCCATATTTTTTATTGATAGCGTTTTGCTGTTACAGTGGCCGCAGCAGTGGAACAAGCACCAGATGATTGACCTAAATGACCCTTAGGTTCGGATTTAAATCCAAGTTGAATGTCCGCATCTGTAGCATAAAATCGTTTCCATGTTCTATTATTTTGAAAACCACTTCCGTAATTTCCTAAGCAGTATCCCCAATCTTGTCCCATCTGCATATTCTCTTCACCAGAAGCATCGTCTGGTTGATTAAAAATACTAATATTTGTTCCTGTTAAATCATTTACCTTCATCCATGGTAATGTAACGTTTGGAGCATTTCCATGATAACCATGACCCCATTTAGTTGAGAGAGATTTTTTCCATCCATCACCACCTAACCCAGTAGCACTCCAAGCAGTGGTAGTTTCATTAGAAAAAGTTAAATATCTGGAGTCTCCTGTATTGGCAAAAACATATCCTCTTGTTTCTCCTTCAAATTTACTACAAAATGCTCCGTTAGAACCACCGCCAAATCTGGACATAACTTCTGTAGCAAAGTTTAATCTTTGCCAATTGCCAGAAGACCCAGAACCAGTAACATACCCTCTTTGGTTTAATTGTCCACTAACAGCTCCAGCATCATTAACGCCGTTCCACAAATCCCAAGACGCTCCTAAAGTATCTGGGGTACTGTTATAAACATCACTGTGTCCATAATCTACCGAATCCCCGAATGTTCTTCCTGTTCCTGTGTGTAAATTAATACTTGATGTATGAATACCAGATCCATCATAAGCATTTTGTGTGCCATAA